GGTCACCGTTGGGACCGGTGGTCTGAAGAAGAAAAGCCAGTTCTTCTGCCTTCTTATTGTCTTCTTCAGCAGTGCTAATCGCCAGAGCAATATCAAACTTGCCAGCCAGATCATCTCTGCGGACAGTGACAAATTCCTCATCGGTGATTCGAACAACCTCCTCCTCGGAAAGGAAGACAGCATTCATGGCAACGATCATCCGACCAATTTCTTTGACACCTTGAGCCAAACGAAGAAGGATACCTGCCTCGCGTTTACTGGCTGCATCCATGGCATCACGGCCACCACCTACACTATCACCCAGGGCCTTGGAGTTGATGCCTGAACCAAAAGCCTTAACACCAGACAGACTCTCCGCATCGGCATTCTGCATAGCCACCATGTTGTAGGCAGACTGGGGGATTTCCGGGTAAGTGTGCTGGTACACAGAATGGGAAGGATCGCCTTGGCCATTGTAAACGTAATCATCACCACGCTTGAGCTTTCTCATGTTGGTGGCATTCACAAAGCCTTGACGTACCCCTGTCTGGCTGTTGGCCGATCTACCCAGGAGGTCAATCATACCCCTGGTGACAGCACCAATGATCTGCTGGTTCTCTTCCAGCAGCTCACCATCAGGCTCTCCATAAACAGACTTCCTCTTAGGCATGTAGACTGACTTGGCAAAAGGAGGTCTCTTGAAAGGGAAAGGGTTCTCTTCCAGGCGGATCATTACCCGGCCGACCCAGGAAGCCACGATGGGTACAGCAACCCCTGTATCGTGGATATCCCAGCTGCCCCAGTAGGTGGTCACCACAAACTCTTTTCTTGGTTCATCCTTGAAGGAGAAAGAGGTGATGTCATCGCTGTCTTTGAAGTCTGAAGAACCCAGAGGATCTGCTTCCTCAATCAGGATATGGTTCAGGTTCTTGTATCGACCATCCCTCTTCAGCTCGGACAGGGAAGCCTTGTGCTTCTTGCCAATGAAACGAGCCTTCTTCAAGTCCCCATTACAAGTGGGGTCAATGAAGATGTTGGACATCTCACAGACCTCAAGAGCAGGGAAGTTGGCAGTCTCCTTAACCCGGAGCACTGTCTGGGTACCGGTCTGCCTGGCCTCATAAAGGATCCCTGTTTTGACGAAGGTCATAATGGCTTGGTCCATCCCCTCGTTCATGTGCTCCCAGTAGAGGTCTTGGCTGGTCTGCTTGATCTGCAGCAGGTACAGGTACCGTTGAGCCAGACCAGGGTCCTGAGAAGGGATGAACTCATAAACAGGCTCTTCCTCCTCAACCTCTTCCTGGTGGGTTACCCAGGATACCTCAACCAGTACCGTACCGGTATCCACTGCTTCTCGGACAAAGGCATCGAAGAAGTCCACCTTGTCAATGTAAGTGTTGAACTGGTGATTCAAAACCAAAGCATTCTGCTTGGCCCTCTTGGCATCACCAGCAGTGGTGGGATATACGTTGAAGACATCCGGTGTGCTCAGGAAGGGGTTGGACAAACTGGCATACCGCCACTCTGCATGCTTCCGGATTACCTTGGGTGCTACAGAAGATCTGCCAGGGACCTTGGCCGGCTTGGCCTTACCCTCGATTGCCATGTTATCCAACCAACGATCAACATCCTGTTGGTGGATGCCTTGGTCAACTTCTGCATCATCGATGTTTTGTTTGAGATCACTGACCGTTGGAGCATTTGCCCAATCAGGTGCCAGGTTCTCTTTTTCTATCTCTAAAGTTTCTGTCATAGGTTCCTCTCAAAGGTTTTGGCAAATGTACATGGATGAACCAAAAAGATCAAGCTTACTCTCCAATAGCAGCGTAATTCAGGGAACCTGATAGCAATACAGAAGAGCTTGTGGTATCAGTCCTGGATGTATCCCAGGTAGTTTTACCATAAGTTGTGTGAGCAGTAGATAGTGTTGTAGTTACTGTGGTGAGTAGCCTCATATATGTAATATCTGAGCCTGCTGATCCGGATACAGAAAAATTGAAAGTTTGTCCTTGGCCAGAAAAGTGCTGCTCTGTGCCATCGTGCCAAGCGCCCCCATAAAAAAGTTGAGCTTTCACTACAGACGTTGATTGTACAAATACTGTTTTATAAACTCCTCCGATATATGTAATGTAAAAAGACATGAGTCTGTGAGACCCTGATGCTGTTACACTACGAGTACCTGCGGGTAAAGCAATTTGATCACTGTAAAAAGATATTGTAGTTGGGCCATTTTGAGAAAGTTCTTTCTCACCTGAACCACCAACAGTAGTAGAACCTGCAGAAAATATTAACTCAGCCTTAGGCATAAAGGTGTAGTGGCCATCGTTAGCAGGCTGTTGTATATCAGAGGCGCTGACGTGTAGGGTTTGAGACTGGTCACTATGAGTATGGTCATATGTTGGTACGTTATTGGGTGAAACAAAAACCTTAGGTGGGTTCCGAAAAACTCCAGGAATATCTTTGGTGACACCAGACATAGCTGTACCCACCTCTAAACGTTTGAGGGATTTTGCATGCACGTGCTGATCACCTATGTATTGCCAAAAATCTATATCCCCATCTGTAATCTCACAATAATCTCCGTCCACTGTATTGCCTACAATGATGGTTGATCCTGCATGTATCTTACCACCATCTATCTTGGTGGTATCTCCTGCAGCTCGCCAAGCACTATCATTGGTTGCCCCTTCCTCACTCCACTCTTCTGTGTATGCCTCGTTACAGTTATCCACCAGATCCCTGTAAGCGTTGGCGTATGCTTGAGACACATCAGACATGGTTGAACCAACAAGAAGATACGTCTCTGCCGGGTGACTCCATACCCCTGCATTGGTGAGGAAGATCCTTAATGAATCATGTGCCCCTACGAGCTCCGTAGAGTCCACTGAGAGGGTTGCGGCATAAGCCACAAGCTTGGTGTAATCTATGTTGATTTGATGCCAGGATTGGCGCCATGTGGCCTTCTCACCGGGGGAGAGCCTTTGGTCCGATTCCATGTCGGCAATGAGGTATCGAGCTGATTGCCGGGAAGCTCCATGAGAACCTACAGAGGTGCCTTCCTGAGCTACCCCTATTAAACCCCCCTCTGTATCAAATGAGTCAGATAAGATTTGAGCCTCCGAAGAGGCCCTTACTTGAATCTTAACCAGAGTGCCAGGGGTATCACCTATAGCCCAAATTTTAAGGGTATTTTCGCCCTCTATCACATTGCCTGCAGGGATGCTTAAAATAGCCATATTATTCCTTTCAGGGGAAGTTACCCTCCCCTATGAGTAGCAGTTGTGATTATGCCTTATCAACAGTATCCCAGTACGTCATCAATATAGCAGCATAGGCGTTTTTGACATCATTGAGAATTTTACCAAATTCGTATTCAGTAACTGCGTGTACTACGTTATCAATATCCCTGACAAAGGTTTTGATGGGGGACATACTGAGAAGCAGAGTATCATATTCACCACACTGCATCACGATACCTCGAACTGAAGTCACTGTCCCCGCAGCAACAGCTGCGTTCTTTGTGATTAGTGCATCGGCCTTGACTTGCTTCAGTTTGTCAGACGGCAAGACGATGGGCTCCTCTTGGTAGCCCTCAGGCTTCTTAGCCCCAAACAAAGGAACCACCTTATCAACACGCTGCTTGCCATCTTCGTTTGTTACCAGTTTATAATACGTTTTAGCTTCATCCATTGGAAACCCTCCTTACGACGAGTTTGTAATAACCAGTTAAGTAGCCGAGGTCTGTCAGATAATCACGAGAGCGAACAGAGAATGTATTATTCTCTTCAAGATATACGTTACCACCGCGAACTCTATAAGGGTCTTCTGCATCGAGCGTCTGAAGCCCAGTAAGCGCCAGTCTGCCGTCATTGGAAGGCTTGGAGGAGTAGTATAATGCCCACTCAACATTTCGAGACATCAACATATTCGGGATGATATACGTTGTGTTTGGTACAGCAGGCCAAAGAGGTGATGCCCAAGTATCACCAGTTGCCACAAGGTCAATGTCAACCACGAGACCATCCGTCACAGTACATTTACCAAGCAGAACCTTCGTGTTCTTCCAGTCAGGCCCAAGGTCAGCAGTATACGACCCAACAGGGCCATAATCCAACGTACCGTCAGGCATAGCAAAGATATCCCACTCACCGTCAGGCCAAGTCATGGGATAAACTGCGTCAGCATCTTTCCCTACGATCAGGTCTTTGTTTCCGTTGTTAACATTGAAGCCATCCGAGATGGTAGCCACGAAGGGCTTATCCGGTGTGGCCTTGATCTGTATGGACTTCCCAGTGGGTAGGTCGCCTGTTTTACCAAAGACCATAAATAGTCTTTCACCTGACCAACTCGAAGGAAAAGTTATTTCTGACCCATTTAATGTTGGAATTGCAGATGGACTTTGATTTATTTCTGCGTCTGGCGAGTCAAGTTTTGTAAGTTTTGCAAAGTTTGAATCCTTTGACATGACATACCAACTATCTTGCCCATCAATCATTTTAGAAATGATTGCCTCTGGTTCAAACCCACAATCAAATGTCCCACCATCTGTGAGTAGCACTGTAACCGTCACCCCACGTTTACCCCACATGCCGGGCGTGATGTCATCAAGGCGTTCGCCGAACCAGCCATAGAACATGATCGTACCACCGGGTGCATTAGTGGAGTTTGTTGTGCCTACATATATCTCATCATCTGTTGAATCTTTGTTATCGAACATCGCGGCATTAGCAGCAGCAGCATTTGATAAATTCAAGTTTAAGAACTTTGAAGCCCCAATAACTGATGAGTATACAGTCCAGTTCCGAGAGGCATCAATCTGCTTAAACCACCCCATGATGAGTGGAGTACCCATTGGGTGTTTTATAACTTTAGGAGACGCGTCGCCTGTATATTTACACATTGCAAATCCTGTAGCAGGATTAAATGACCACTCAATACCATCAATTGTTACCTTGTTGGTCGTATGAAAGGCCAAGACGTTATTGCCGTCTGGTGAGTTGATTCTTATATCATCACCAGCAACAAACCCAGTTGATGTGAATTCTTGTATTTTATCTGCCCATACTGTATCTGAATTAACAGAGTCAGATACAAGAAGATGTCCTGCACCCCTGATAGTATCAGTAACGAATCGGTCCCCGGCGCGGGTCGGGTCAGTATACATCACCATCCCACCATACTCCCCACCACTGAAGGCCATACCAAGGTC